AGAGAAAGAATCTCAGGAAGAAGGGAATACTCCCTCCACCAGAACAGAAACACGGCAGGCACAGCCTGGGCAACATGCAGCTCAGGTCGATCTCGCCCCTCACGGAGAACCAACGACGCACGTTCGAGGCGTACCGTGCCGGCAAGAACCTCATGCTCCACGGTATGGCCGGCACCGGTAAGACCTACATCTCCATGTACCTCGCGCTCAACGACGTAATCAACAGGGAAGCCTATGACAATGTCACTATCGTTCGCTCTGTCGTTCCTACTCGCGATATGGGCTTTCTACCAGGTAACCAGAGAGAGAAGTCCCAGGCCTATGAGATGCCGTACTTCCCGATCGCACAGGACCTCTTCGGCAGGGGCGACGCGTACGAGGTACTGAAGCAGAAGAAGCTGGTGAACTTCATCACCACCTCGTTCATCCGCGGAACCACAATCAACGACTCCGTCATCATCGTCGATGAAGTGGAGAACATGACGTTCCACGAGATCGACTCGGTCATAACCCGCGTGGGAAAGAACTGCCGCATCGTCTTCTGCGGGGACTTCAGACAGTCCGATCTCCAGAAGAGCGAGGACAAGAGCGGGTTGATTAGATTCATGGACATCGTTGACAAATTACGCAACTTCGGTTATATTGAATTTGAACAGGACGACATCGTCAGATCAGGATTGGTACGTGACTATATCATCGCTAAGACAAACCTCGGCTACTCATAACTTCGAGCACGAGCCGAAGCAGTTCGAAGACTTTCGCTGCTATACCCTAGACAACATCCGACTCTACGAGAACGCCGACGGGATCCTATTCCCGTCGGTGACTCACGCTCTGGGCGACGGAAAGAAGGATTCTCTGAATGAATGGAGACAGCGAGTCGGAGTCGAAGAGGCCGACAAGATCGGGCGAAGGGCAGCTGCAATCGGGACGCGACTTCATACGATGTGCGAGCGATTCCTCGACAACGACCCTCAATATAGAGCCTCTAGTTTTCCTGAAGAGCTCGAGCTCTTCGCCAAGCTCCGACCCGTCCTCACCGAGAGGGTCGGAGTCGTATACGCTCAGGAGTTTCCTCTCTATAGTATTGACCTTGGCGTCGCTGGTCGCTGCGATCTCTTTTGTACTTTCGATGGTTCTCCGGCCGTCGTAGACTTCAAGAGCTCCTCAAAGGAGAAGAGGGAGGAGTGGATCGAGAACTACTTCTTACAGGCCACGACCTACTCCATGATGCTCAGGGAGCGCGGCCACACGGTTGACAAGTTCGCCATCCTCATCGCCTCGCCGTTCTCCATGCAGGTGTTCGAGAAGAGAGTGGACGACTACGTGGACATGACCAGGGACTACTTCAAGGGCTTTCACGCTAAATACGGCTACACGCAGCAGAGGTTCCGAGAGATGATCGGCGACCGTAAACCAGACGAGAGGTGACCGATGTACTTAGAACCATGGATGATAGTGGCGATCATTGCGGCATTCGGCGCGTGCGCGTACTTCAACTACAGAATGGGTAAGAGGGACGGTAAGAGCGACGGCATGCTCATAGGAATCGAGGGAGCCTTTGCCTACTTAGAGAAGCACGGGTGCATCCAGTTCTTGAAGGACGGCAGCATCAAGGGCGGTAAGGGCAAGGCCGACGTCACGGGCAATCTACTAAAATAGTATTGTACTTTCCCGAAGGGGTGTGGTATAAATACATCACCGTCGATGAAGGAAGTTCAAAGACGATCTGGACGCGGGGGCAGTACCCGCCGCCTCCACCACAGACACAGGATGCAGCAGGGTGGCAAGTACGGTATTCTGCACATACCAGAGGGCTGGAATTCCCTAGTAGTGAACAGCTACAGCCTGTGTCTTTGATGGGGGCGAACAAGGATCGACAGGCGTGCAATAGGCGACTGGAGACGGTAGTGAGGCGACTGACTCTACAGCGCAAAACCACAGAGGCCAACGACAACGTTGCTCCTCGTCTCGCCCTAGCGGCCTGACATGAGTTTTCGGTGGGTTTGACTTGGAAACAGAATAAACCCACCACCCCTCAACACAGACACAGGAGACTACGATGAATCCTTTCGAGATTCGACTACAGCTGCTCAAGCTCGCCCAAGAGATCGAGAACGAGCGAGCCATGAATGAGCGCATCCGCCTAGAGAACGACTGGCATGCTGCAAGATCTGAGTTACCATTCCCAAAAATTCCGACAGTCTCAGTCGAGGACGTCATCAAGGCGGCCGAGTCTCTCAATGCCTTCGTTTCGAAGAAAGACGCTTAACAATAGGAGTTATGAATGAAGTTCGTTAAACACACCCTCGTCGCACTCGGTCTCTTGGCCGCTGCCGCAGTTCCGGCCAGCGCCTCGGGCGGCATCAACGTCGGTACGCTGACGTGCGACGTCGATCCGGGAGTCGGCTACCTGATCGGCTCGAGCAAGGACGTCATCTGCGTCTATCGCGGGAACGGCAAGACCGAGCACTACAAGGGCAGCATCTCCAAGCTCGGGTTGGACCTCGGAGTCACCGGAAACCAGACGATCGTCTGGGCCGTGTTCGCTCCCGGTAAGCTCGGCAAGGGCGCCCTCGCTGGCAACTACTTCGGCGCTTCTGCCGAGGCCACTGTCGCCATCGGCGTCGGTGTCAACGCCCTCGTGGGCGGCATGAAGAAGTCCGTCACCCTGCAGCCGATCTCCGTATCGGGTCAGACCGGACTCAGCGCCACCCTCGCTGGTGCCGCTCTCAACCTCCACACCGTCAAGAACAAGTGATGGAGCTGGAGTCTCGTATGAAGGTCAAACTCAAGACCATGAGATCTTCTTCTGAGATCTTGCGCGGCATCGAGAAGCTGGTCCTCGAGAAGGAGCTCAACTACATCGACGCGGCGGTACACTATGCCGAGACTCACAACATGGAGATCGAGACCGTGGCCAACATCATCAAGATGTCCAGTGTGGTCAAGACCCACATTCAGGCCGAGGCCGAGTCTCTCAACTTCCTGCCGAAGTCAGCGCAGCTGCCGCTGTGAACCCCTTCGAGGCATACAAGACCTACCTCGCGGTCAAGAACCACTTTGACCGCGAGGGCTACGACTACTTCAAGTACGCCGGCAAGGTCCCGGCGAAGATCGACTCCTTCTACGCGAGGAAGGACCGATACTTCTTCGAGAAGCTGGCGAGGAAGAAGGACCTCGTGAACTTCCTGGTGGCGAACTTCATAGAGAATGATAAGGTCTACTCTCGCGACCTGACACAAGACGAAGCCGAGAAAGTATACCGTGAATGGTTGAACAGGACGCAGAGCCTATCGTACAAGTTCGAACAGGACTTGGACCTGATAGACGACTTGAGAGCGTCCATCAGAGTAAACGACGGTCAGCACCCGGAACTTCTCAGACTCTGTATGAGTAAGAGAATTTCTATAGAGACCCTGATAGTACTGGACTCTCTAGTGGGATTTGTCGAGAAGTGGGACGAGAAGATAGAGGACAGGATATTATGGCCGACAATAAAGAAAAAGCTGATAAAGTACAGACCCTTCCTAAAACTGGATCTTCAGAAATTTGGAACTATTCTTCTGAAAAAGTACAAGAAGTAGCTCCAACTGGTCAATACTCGATCACTCCGCACCTGTGGGAAGACGAGAGGCTCCACATAGAGCAGGCAGTCGAGTCCCTCCCTGAAGACGGTCAGATTTCCGAGTGGGGATCAGGTGGATCTACAACTATGTTCGTCGAGCTGCTTAAGCCTAAGCAGAGTCTCATCTCAGTCGAACACAACCCCACGTGGTTCAGTAAAGTTGGCAGCGCTATAGCAAATCATCCCAACTGCAAGAGGGTAAACTATATCTTCGCTGATGTCAGGGTCAAAATACAGAAGGGTAATCATGGGTACATCATCGACCACAACTACTGGGGCTACGGCGATCCTCCGGAAGAGAACCCGATATTCCTACAACACTACATCCACCCCAAATTAAAGAACAAGGACCTAGACATATTCAATTCCGACTTATATCTCGTTGATGGAATTGCTAGGGCTGCAGTCCTCGCTAGCATACTGATAAAGTCTAAGAAGAGAGACGCTCTAGTCTACGTACACGACTACGTAGGAAGAGAAGACTGGTATGAGTGGGCAGTCTCTGCTTACGCTAAGAGAGAGATAGTCGGCCACACAATGTGCAAACTTACCTTCTAATTTTTTTAATGGTAAGTATGTACAAATATCACGATCCGCGGTATATAGAAACGGTGCCCTGCACCAGATACAGCGCATATCAAATCATACAACGCAATACGGAGAAATCAAATGGATTTCGCATCCCTCAAGAAGAACAGCAAGTCTCAGCTCGAGTCTCTCACCAACGAGCTCTCAAAGCTCAGCACCAAGTCATCCAACAAGAACGAAGACGATCGCATGTGGTACCCCGCAGTCGACAAGACTGGCAACGGGTACGCGGTCATCCGCTTCCTCCCCGCTCCCGAGGGCGAGGACGTGCCGTTCATTCGCATCTGGGATCACGGCTTCAAGGGCCCGACGGGCAAGTGGTACATCGAGAACTCGCTGACCACGATCGGCGAGAAGGACCCGGTCGGTGAGTACAACTCCAAGCTCTGGAACGTGTCCGACGACGACAACTCGCCCGAGCGCAAGCAGGCCCGCGCGCAGAAGCGCCGTCTCACCTACGTGTCCAACATCATCGTCCTGAAGGACCCCGCCAACCCCGAGAACGAGGGCAAGGTCTTCTTGTTCAAGTACGGTAAGAAGATCTTCGATAAGCTGCAGGAAGCCATGAACCCGCAGTTCGCCGACGAGAAGCCTCTCAACCCGTTCGACCTCTGGGAGGGCGCGAACTTCAAGGTGAAGATCCGCAACGTCGAGGGCTATCGCAACTACGACAAGTCCGAGTTCGACGAGCGCGGCGCTCTGCTGGACGACGACGCGAAGCTCGAGAAGATCTGGAAGAAGGAGTACCCGCTCCAGCCGTTCCTGGATCGCAAGAACTTCAAGACGTACGACGAGCTGAAGAGGAAGTTGAACGAGGTTCTCGGCCTCGACGACGACTTCGCCGAGCCGAAGGCTGCCGCACCACGTCAGCAGAGCACCTCTGAGAAGTTCGCCGCAAAGCGCGAAGACGCCGCGCCGTCGTGGGACCGCAAGACCAGCTCGACCGACGACGACGAGGACCTCGCGTTCTTCAAGTCGCTGGCCGAGGACAACTAAGTCAGGATCGGCACGACCACGACGTGAGTGTGCTTCTTGGTCCTGTACTGTGGTCGTGCCGCCACCATCTCATGGGCGAACTTGATCGCCTTGCTCTGAGGAACTACGTACTCTGGCTCTCCTCCCTCGCCGATGAGAGCCAGAGTCGGTTTCGATACCCTACCTCCCTCGGCCATCGGTGGGAATCTAGGATCACCCCAGTTCCAGTGTCTGACTTCTCCTAAGTCTACGTGTAGACTGTCGTTCCTGTAGACGCCGATTCCGCCGGCTCCGAGAGCTCGAGCCGCCTGAGCAAAAGCGATCTTCTGTTCTATGTTGGCGAACCCTATGACGTCAACCGCCTTACCAGTAGAGTGCACGGTGCTCTTCTGACCTTTTTCCCTTCCGGCTTTACTGATAAAGTTACCCCTGCCGCTGGTCACAGTGATGCTGGACATGCCGACTTCGGCCGCCGCTCTCTGGACGAGGTTCAATATGTCCTGATCGGGCATCCCAGATCTCTCTTTACCCGCCAGATCAAAGTTGAGCTTAACTCCAGACACGCCCTCCTGAGTGGTTATATCTCCGGCGACGTTCTGTCCGGTAGATATGGTCGCAGTAGTATCACTTCTGCTAGTATCAGTCGGAACGTACCCACCACTACCGTCGTTCATCCTCTGCTGGAACTGGTTCATCTGCTCTTGAGTCTGAGGGACGTACCCGCCACCGGTAGTCGGAGTCACCATCATCTTGTTGAGCGCTTCGTTTGAAGCTGCTCTGGCCTTAGGGCCAGTGTCGTCTGTCGGCGGTGGAACCGACATGTCGATGGGTGGCAGAGGATCCGGCCATATTACAGAGCCGCCTACTTCTTGTAGCATCGGCGGGGCCGGTGGCGTAGGACCTACTATGGGAGGAGCGACTTGAACTGTATCTCGCACTTCAGGCGAAGCCTGCTGATTGATAGGGTCGAGTGGAGGAGTCGGTACGTCTCTCTCGACGATGGTCGCGTCTGCACCGGTTACCGCTCCCTCGACAGGAGATTCTTGCTCCTGCTCTTCTTCTTCGCCGGCGTACAGGTAGTCGACGACTTTGTCCGCCAGCTGGTCTACATTTTCACCGAAGTAGTAGTCGGCGATAGTACCACCGATCAGGCCGGCTATGGTTCCGGGTATCGCGCCGAACCCGAATCCTAGTGCGCCTCCGACGCCAGCTCCCACAATCGCGCCCACCCAGACGAGGCCAAATCTACCGATGGCTCTCGTGAGTATCTTAACGACTTCCTTTCGATACTCGTCTTTCTCCATA